GGAATGTAATGGTTCCATTTCTCACACAGCCAAGCGTACTTCCGTCCCCATAAACGGTGGAGAAACGGCAATTATCGCAAGTTCTCTCGCTTTCCATAACCGCACTCATTATTGTCGCAATCGCGCCCATAGCGGTTTTTTAACGGAGCCTAATATGCAATCGTTACTCATGGCTGTTGTTTATTAGTTGGATCGTAACATTATCTCCATCCTTCACGTCAAAGGCCGGAATAAGACCGCATGACGGGTCAAGATCAATGCACGTTCCATCGGGAAACTTAACATATTCACCCCCGTCGAAAACAACCCCTTCTTTGACCTGCCCCTGCCTTGACCTCCATGCTGCTCCACCCTTAAACATCAGGACAAAGTAGTTATCCTCCGTATCGCAACCGCCCCTGGGGATATAATCACGGTGATGCGTCGCATCCTCTTCATACCGCTTCGCTGCATCCCGCAATTCTTTTGACAGTATTCCGGGCGGAACCAGAACCCAGCCCTTCCTTGCCAAGAACTCTGCGGCCGACTTCTCGTCAGTTAAACGCTCGTCAAAGGCCCCTTCGTCCTCTTCCTGAACTTGTTCGTCATAGCTGATGGTTTCGTCCATTTCAAACTCATGGATTTCGTACCTGTTAAGACCACCCTGCCACCCTTCGTCGTGCTCCCATTCCGCCATTAGCCGACCTTTTCCAGGCTCAAAGGTGCCACCCTCGCGATGCTCTTTGATTTCATCGGCGTGATAATCGCACTCATCTTTTGCTTTTTTTCTGAGGGTAGATATAGCCCCTTTATACGATTTGTATAGGGTGATTTCAGAAAGGTAGCCCTCCGCCCCGCGCTCGTCGGGCGTATGGACTTTTGTAAGCGAATACAGTTTCATTCCTTTACGTTGTTTTCCGAACATGAACAATTACATTTCCTGGATCCATCTTCTGAACCGCATCGCAGACGCTGTTGAAATGTAGGATGTTGGTCTTCGTATGTCTGTTTCTGGATATGTATGCGCCGGGAATCACCACACCTTGCCTGGCCAACCATTTTGCGCCTTCCCTGAACGCATCGGAGAGGCCGTCGAACATATCCTCCCCTGTGCATAGTACGTTTTCGGAATAGACACATGCGGCTTCGTCAAGATTGTCTGGAAGTTTCAGGATTTGATCTTCCGAGCCTCGTTTGGTGTAGTTCTTAATGATGAAGTCAACGACCTCAGCCGCCTCAAAAGATGTCATAACCGGGAACAGTTTGCCTCCCTCGGTCAGCTTAAATATAATTTCTTCTCTTGTCATAATACTCTAAAAATTGGTAATTCAACCTGGATCGGCTCGTCTTCCCATCGAAGGTTATATCCACACTCACATGTATAAAACAGTAGTCTTGCGGCCTTATACCTTTTTGGGCCTTTTGATTTGTATAAGCGCTTCCGGATGAACTATTTTGTCCTCCCCAAGCACTCTGATAATAACCAGCGGGGCGCCTGTAAAAATATCCCTCGTGACGCTGTCAATAACAGCGAAGTGGTGGTTTACCCCCCCCCCATTGGCGGCAATCTTTACCTTTCTGCCAACAGTACATTCTTCGATTTTCATTTTACTCTATTTTTAATATCACATATTCGATTCTCATACTCCAAACCTACGCCCCCTTATCACTACCGTCTCGCAATTCGTAATACTTGCCATTTATTGTTCTACCCGTCCTGATAAGGCCAGACTGAATCAGAGGCTCAACAAGTGAATCTATTTGCGCCTCGGTCATGTGCATGCGCTTGCGTACCTCAACGCTCAGGGCGTGACAAGGAACCTTCTTTGCGGCGCGCTTTTCTTTGGTAATCTCGCGTATTGTCTCTAAGAGCATAAACTAAATTTCATTGATCCATTTTCAATAAGCTTCTTCATATTCTCCGGCAGATAAATCCTGTTAGCCTGCAGATAGTCGGAGACAATCTTGGTGCATGTAATTGTGTATATCCACTTGGTGTCGCTCCCCATACCAACTGCATCATCCGTCAGTTTGATATCATCCCGGAGCATGTCATGCAGGACCGCGAAGGGTGCATCATGACGGGACAGGGAAGAATAGGCATCCAGCCACATATCAAGGAACATCTTTGGGAACCGGCTCTGGCCCGGAGGGTCCTGCTTCCAGTCAACGGCCATACCCTGCCGCGTGGCACTGGGGATAGCGTCCCATCCGCCGCTTTCCATGTGCTTCCGGTCATTCCATCGCCTGAATTTCTCAAACTCAGCATTTGGGTTCACGAAGTTTTGCGAGAAAAAGAATAACACGATCTTGTCATTCTCTACCTCTTGCTGGCTGGCATCCTGGCGCTGATCCGCCTGCGACCTGGAGCGCCTGCGCATCGTAGGAGCCTGCACAGGAGCAATATCTTCCGGTTGATGATGGGGAACCTGAACAGGCTGGGCTGGCTGCTGCGTGATTCCAGCCGCTACCGTCTCCGGGGTCTTCGTATCATAGACAATACGCAGGTTGGAATACTTCTTAGCGTCATCCAGCGCCAAAAGGTAGTCCCCGCGCATTTCAAATGACTGATTGCGCTTCTTTGCCTCCATGTATCTACGCTGGATTCCCCTGGAAGTCAGTATGCCGTGCTTTTCAAGCATATCGGCGTCAAAGAAGTCGAACTCTGCCAGAGAATGAACGATCCTGTCAATCTCCTTTGCGTTCACCTCCTTGGCTACCTGACGCTCCATAAGGTGGCAGATATCGTCATTCCATACGCAGTAGTAGCCGTCAAGATTATACACCTTGCAAAGCAGCCGGTGCGCGAAGGAACTTCCGGCAATCCCGTGTCGGGATTCCACCAGTTGCACCTTGTCGTCCTGGTAAAAGTTACTGTTACAGGGGAAATAGTCAATTCCTGTCGTATTCATAGCAATCCTTTCAAGTAAAGATTAACCTGTGTCGCAAACTCGTTTTGGTTGTGGCAGATGATATACTTGTAGCCCTGCCGTTCCACTTCTTCCTTCCACTCGCGCTGCTCCTTCTCCCAGCGGCTTCCCTTCTCACGCTTCATTTCGATGCAGAGGCCGTGGTACTTTCCTACGGGGACCAGCAGCAGGAGGTCCGCGACACCGCGAAGAACACCTTCCGCTTTCAGTTTCCCGCCCTGGGACTTACTTCGGGCGCCACCATTAGGGACGGCAAATAGTAGTTTTCCAATACTGGGGTACTGACACCGGAACCATGCGACGCAGGCTGCCTGGGTTGAGTGTTCTTCTTCCGAGGGTCGCTTACGTTCCTTCTGCAGGCTCCGCGCTTCATCCATGCGGCCAAGCATATTGCGCCGCTGTACAGTCTCCATATACTCCTGCAGACCCATCATGTTGCTTACTTTCGTCATGGCTGCAGCAGTCCTTTAACCGATTGCATAAAGGCTTCCATCAGTTCGTCAAAGTATCGCTCTTCCGTCGGCACTTCGTCCTCCGCGGCCATGATCTGGTTGGCGATGCTTCGTTTGTCCTGTATGAGCTCATAAAGGCGCCAGTCAATCGTATTGCGCCCAAGTAGGTAATGGCATGTAACGTTGTCCTTCTGCCCTATGCGGTGGGCTCGGTCTTCGCATTGGCAGCAGTCGGCATAGGTCCAGGGAAGCTCTACAAAGCATACCGTTGAGGATGCGGTGAGCGTGAGGCCAACGCCCGCGGCCTTTATAGAGCAGACTATAACCTGCGCCTTACCGGCCTGGAAGGAATCAACCGCGGCCTGTTTCATAACGCCGCTCTCCCGTCCCGTGACGCGCACGGCCCCAGGTAGAGCCCCGCACAGTTCATCCACAACCTCATGATAGGAGCAGAACAGGATGATGGACTTTCCGCTTTCAAGAAAATCCTGCACGAACTCAATTGCCTGCTGGACTTTCCCTTTCGCAGATATGGAACGCAGAGTCATGAACTTAACCAGCGCCTCCATCCGCATCTTGCGGCGCACTTCCTGGTCGCTGCACTTCTTGTATTCGCGCAGGTACTGGGCCAGGTCCTCGCTGGCCGCCTCATATTCCTCTCGGTTTGATATCTGGACCATCAGTTTTACGCGGGTCTTGTCCGGCAGTTGTGTCAGCACCTTGGCCTTCTCGCGCCGGATCATGCAGGAAGAAAATAGGCGGTCGGAAAGTTCCGAAAGGTTCTCTCCCTCGCCGTAGCGCGCCAGGAAAGAAGCTGCGGTCCCAAAATCACGCAGGCGGTCCATGATGGAGAGTTGCGAAACGAGGTCCCCGGGACGGTTCACCACGGGAGTTCCGGAAAGTAGGATAACCCATTCTTTCCCAGTCGCTATTCCCTTGGCGAACTTAGTCTGCTGGGCCGACGGGTCCTTTACGCGGTGGCTTTCGTCAATAATCACCGACTTAAACATTTGCACATGCGGGCAGAAAACAACGTCCTTCAGGCGGAATGCGCCAGAAGGCGCGTCCCATACAAAGTATTTCCGAAGGCTTTCGTAGTTAACTATCGCCACATGAAACATGCGCATCTGGAGTAGGTACGGCCAAGTGGTCCTTGTAGAATTGTCCAGTACCAGTGCGCGTTTGTCCGTGAATTTCTCCACTTCGCGCTGCCAGTTGATCTTAAGCGAGGACGGGCAGATAACCAGAGCCGGATAAGCGTCGGCAGCATCAATAATACCGATGCTTTGCAAAGTCTTCCCAAGCCCCGGCTCGTCTCCTATAAACAGGCGCTTCCATTCCAGTCCGCGGGAAATGCCTTCGCACTGGTACGGGTAAGGTTCAATCTTAAGCGTATGCTGGAATTGAGTCGGCATATCAGTTGAGGTTGAGGCACCAATACTGGAAGGCCAGTTCTTCATACTTCTCTCTGCCGCGGTTGTAGATAGCGTCCCCGCGCTGGATGAAAGCCTTAAAGACCTCTCCGGTCTGCTTGCTAATGGCGTAGATAAAATCTCGTTCGGAGCCTACGATATCCATATACCATGCGCGGCTGCGGTCCCAGTCGAAACGATCTATCGCTTCATCAAACTCCTTTTGCGTCCTTGCGGAGACGGTCTTTAGGTCGCCCCCGAACTTAAACTGCTCAAGGAACCAATCCCATTTACAGCGTGTATCTAACTGGAAGGGAAGGCCGCAGTAGTCAAACGGCTGGCCATGACGAATGGATACCTTTTGATTAGACGCATCGCCAAGGACCCTCTCCAGGAACCTATCCTTGCGTGCGGCGGCCAGCAGGGACTTGCGCATTTCAAGAGCATGCTGGAACTCCGCCACTTCATACTGCACGTCGTCCACGGTGTTGCGGTAGAAATTGACGCGATCCGGCTCGGTGATAATGGCGTCTACCAGCGTACCGAAGCGGAAGGCCGCCTCCCGGCCGGGGAATACCAAGCCGGGGTGCAGCAGTTCCTTCAATTTGGTAAGGTCGGAGTTGGAGACCTCCGGCCTTCCGTAGTACGCATCAGGGTTCATATCACTTAGCCTTTACGTCGTTCACATATTCAACAAATTCGTTCTCAACGAAGACAGGGCTACTGGCGTCGTTGGCCAGTTTTTCAGCGAATGTGATCTGCTTCTTGAACTCCTTTGCGATATCGTCAGTGGTAACATCCGGGTTTGATATGGCATCATTGACCCACAGTCCGATGATTGGAAGAATACCTTCCTTTCCCAGAAGGTTAATCTTCTTCTTTACGCTGGTCTTGGGACGGTAGACGGAGACCGACTGCTTTGCCTCATCAAAGAGGCTA